CTTATAGGCATAGTGATTTCTGAATTTGATTTTATAAAAATACATAAAAGAGTATCATGATCAAAAGGATATAAATCGTTAAATAGTATACCTTTTGAATCATAACAGTATAATTCTATTTCTGGTAAAAACCTACTATTAAACAATTTCACATAAATAACATCTCTTGGATCAATAGATGTACCGTCTATCGGAGGTGAATTTATAGTATCATTAACTTTTTTAATATATAAATATGGAACATAATCAAATGATTGTACCATTAAATCTACGGATTCTTTGTCATTTAATTTAAAAGCGATTGGCTCTGTTTTAATTTTAGATGCTGATATAACTTCAATTGCCATTATTAATCTAAATGTTTTTTATTCAAAGGTATTTATAATTTGAACACTATTATCATTACCAACTTTAATTTGTTCTAATCCTGATGGTTTGATAGTAGGTGCGAGAAGTTTATTTTTATCTCCAGCTGTAACTTCTCTTTTTGGTTTAGATGCCTTCATTAGTTCTTGACGTTTAATTTCATTCTGATCAGATAGTTCATCCCTAGTATATAAATTATATAAATAATTTACATCACAATAATAAATATATTGACCTTCTTTTACAGAGTATGGACTAATAATATTATTTAATGTCATTAATTCTTCAACATAATCGGGTACACCATATATATACTCAGATATTCTATCCAATCTCATTTCAAATTCTCTTGGAACAATATAAACATTTAACGGTATGGTCTGATTATTAACGATATTTTTTTGAAATACATCAAAAAGAGTTTCTTGTTTAGGATCTCTTTTTAATCTACTGTTAGCAATACTTGAATCAAATGAGTATATTTTCATGTTTTAATCTATTTTTTTTTTATTAAATTGGTCTACCATAAATATCGGTTTTAGTTTCCTGATCACTAGAATCTAGCGGTTCAGAATATGTCCTTCTATAAGTATTATTAAACATTCTCATCAATTCTTGTTTACCTAATGATCTTGAAAATTCGCAGTTAAAAGTTGCTGTTATCCATTGAGGTTGATCGTTAAATGCTAATTCAGTACTAGTTTCAACATAACAACTTTTCACAATTATATGATTGGTTGATAACCAAGGTGAGTAAGGATTACCTATAGTTAAGTGCCAAGGTGTAGAACTATATTTACCACCAACCATCAATTCCAATGTGCCTCTAGTTTGAAATCTGTATATGGATAGTGTACTGGTTAATAATGTTTGTAAGAAGCCTTTGGTTATTCCAATAAGTCCTTTACCTGCATCACTTTTTGCACCACTGACTGCATTTTGAACATTGTCAGCAATATTATTTAATGTGCTATTTTTATTTTCTTCTGTTTTTTGTGAAGATTTAGATTCTTCTGCACTCTTTTTAGACTTTTCTACTACTTTTTCTATTTCTGTTCTTACGTCATTAAATAAATCTTTTAATCCTTCCCAAAAACTCTTCAAAACTTCTTGCATAAATTTCCACCAAGCAGCAGGACTATTAGCTTCACCACTATTTGCTATTCTTGCTTTGTTTATTATCGGAGATTCATCATTCCAATAAAATAACATATTCGATGTACCCATTGCAAAAATATTATCTATTATATCTAGCATGGCGGAACCAGGATCAACAGATCCTAATAATTTTTGTTCATATGTAGTTTTTAATTCAAATGTAAAATCAGATTGAATATTTTGACTAAATGGATCTCTATAAGGTGCTTCTTGTAACACATTTGGATCACCAACCGGTATATTACTTAATCCCCAATTATCTCCTTGTAATTCACCACTATAACTTTCAATAACTTCATCTACGCTATCTTGATTATTACCACCAGCTAATCCAGCTCTTTTGTAGAATTCAAAAAGAATACCTTGTGCAAAGTCTGGTATTGGAACCATAGCCGATATATTAATACCTCCAAAATTTCTTTGAACCAATTCATTCAATAACACATCAAATCTTTTGTTGGTTTTTGTCCAGGTTTCGTTAAAATTAATTTTACCGAAATTTTCATCAGCCTTAACCCAACCTACAATTGTTGATATTGGTGATGTATTCATTTCTTCTAAATTCTCTGTAACAAATGAACCTTCAGGAAATCTTCTTAATATAGCTAATCTATTTATAGGATATACTCCTAATTCTCTTAGATAGGCTAGATCAGCTGCATTGATTCTTAATCCTGGACTACTTTTGAAATCATCCAATAATCTTAGATAAGGATTTCTTTCTCCTCTATTTCCAGTGTTTTCTCTCTTATATATGGAATCACCTAGGTATTGTTTAATTTCATTTGTATTTGTATTTTTCTTATTCTTATACACAACATAATGATAATCATCACCTCTAACAACATTAGATGTATTATCCATGCTATTAGCATCTAAAATTTGGGTTACACTTTCTGCACCTGAACCATCAAAAAGAAAAGACATTTCAGAGTAATGAGCCATTTTGAAATAATTTTTTATTTATATATAAAAAAATTATTTCTCTGTTAGTAGTCTCTTATTATCTGAATAGCATCGAACAAAGAAATATTTGATAAAAGATTTTCGTAAAGTTTTTGATTATCTTTAAAATCCTCAAAAAAGAACAAGAGATTAAAATTTATTTTTCCTATTAAATTTTCTTTTATTTGAAAAATATCATCAATATCTAAAGTATTTATTTTATTTAAATTGGGTATGTAATATACATCCTTATTCTTTCTAATAGTTTGTGTTATTTTAGTATAAATTATGAGATTAAAATATTCTCTCCATTCAGAAACATCTTCTAAACCATGATCATCTAACTGTTGTTTTATATCAATAATGGTTTTGCTTCTTATTCTATTGATTTTTATGTACTTATCTAATTTTTTCCTATTTTTAACGAATACTATGTAGAAATCCATATATTAAAAGATTATATTTGAAATTATATATATTTGAAATTAAGTTTCCTACTAATAATAAAAACTTTTTATTTTTTATTTTCTAAATAATAAGCATTAGTTTGAAATATATGAAAATATAGATTATATATTTAAAACTTTTTGTTATCTTTTATTTATAATACATTATAGATAAAAGATTGTGCAAAAAATAATTAATTAGTATGGCTAAAATTCAAAAAACTTCTCAAAAAAAGTCTAATGAATTTAATTTTTCTAATATATCAAATCTAATTGATAATATTTCTAAAAAAGATATTATTTCAATAGAAGATTTTGATAAAGAAAAAACTTTCATTTCAACCGGAATCCACGTATTGGACGCATTATTATCAAAAAGTATATTAAAAGGTGGAATTCCAAATAATAAAATTACAATTATTGCTGGTCCAAAACAGACTGGTAAATCATTTATTTCATTGAATATAGCGAGAAATGCTCAAAAAATGGGATATAATATTGTTTGGATTGATACAGAATATTCAATTGAAAAAACGGATTTTGATATGTACGGTATTGATACATCAAATCCTGATAAATTCATGCTAATCAGAACTAATATTGTAGAGAAAATTAAAATGTTTATGATGTCATTTCTGGATGCACTTCAAAAATTAAAAGATACAGGTGTTGATGTTTCAAAAACAATTTTCTTTATTGATTCTATTGGTATGTTATCTTCTGAAAAAGAAAAAGAAGATACGCTTAAATTAAATGTTAAGCAAGATATGACTCGTGCTAAACAGATTAAATCTCTTGTTAGACTTATTACAAATGATTTAGGATATCTAAATATTCCTTTAGTAGCAACCAATCACGTTTACTTAACCCAAGATATGTTTCCACAAACTATTATGTCTGGTGGTGAAGGTTTATATTATGCAGCTAGTGTAATTTTATTATTAAGTGATGCAAAATTGAAAACTGGAGAAGAAGATGAAATGGATCTCGGAAGATCAGGTTCAATTATTACAGCAAAATCAGCAAAGAATAGACTAGCAAAACCTAAGAAGGTTAAATTTGAAATTGATTACAGCAAAGGTATTAATCCTTATAAAGGTTTAGATCTTTTCTGTACACCAGAAAATTTCGATAAAGTAGGTATAGCTCAGGTGAAAAAAGTTATAGATAAGGATACTGGTGAAATAACCTATCAACCATCTAATAGATGGTTTGTAAAACATTTAGATACAACACTTGCTGAGAAACAACTTTTTAATAGAAAGGTGTTTAATTCTGATGTATTAAAATCTATGGAGCCAATTATTTATGAATATTTTAAATATCCCTCTTATGATGAATGCTTACGCGAATTGGAAGATATTGATATGAGGTTGAATGAAATAGAAGATAAAGATTCAGATATGTTGTCTTCTGATGAATTTAATCTTAGTTCTGACGATAAACTTTTTGATTAGTTTATTGTAACTTTTGTAAAAATATTTTATACAATAATTTCATATGGCAGAAGCAATGAATACAAATATGGAAAAGCACTACTTTATCCATATATTAGATAATCCAGAGCAGTTTTCTAAGGTTGAACCATTTTTCTTTAGAAATTCTGATATACAGTTTATATACACAGTTATTAGAGATGAGTATATCAAAAGCGAAAGCCATATAATACCCAGTCCACAGCAAATTTATTCAATGGTTAAACTTGCTGATCAAGATAATAAAATTAATGATAAAGTTATTAAGTTACTTCTTCAGTCAGATAATGCAGATATTAGCCAAGAATGGCTATCACCTAGATTTAAAGCGTGGAAAATCAAAAATCAATTAAAAGGCGATGCGTTAAAGATGATCGATATGATTCGTGGAATAGATGAGATTGATTATGATGATGTTACAGAAATTGCACAAAAAACCAAAACTATGTTTAATAATGTGCTTTTAGTTGATGATGATGATCAAGATTTGGGTGAAGATTTTGATGGTCTTGAATCAGATAACGGACAAGGAAGTTAACAAAGTATTCCAACTGCTTGTTTTAGTATAGATTCTATAGTTGGTGGAATTGGGATTGGATCAGCATTAAATGTGATAATGGAAGAAACTAATGTTGGTAAGTGCTCAAAATCAGATACTCCTATAAGAATTAAAAGCAAAAAAACAGGTGAAATAAAGGAAATTACTATCGGTGATTTTTTTAATTTAATGAAAAATAAAAAATCCTAAATTGGTCTCTCTTATTTTATATATAGAAATAAAAATATAGATATGAAATGTAAATTATGTGATAAAAAATTTGATTCTATTGTTGGTTTGTCTGTTCATTTATCTAAAGAACATAAAGAAGTATCTAAGAAAGATTATTATGATAAATATCTTAAAAAGGAAAACGAAGGTAAATGTTATTTTTGTGGAAATGATGCAATATTTAAAGATATATCTAATGGATATCACAGAATATGTAAATCTAAAGAATGTTTAGGAAAAACAAGAGCAACTGGAACTCCAGAATTTTTAATGTATAAATATGGATTATCTAAAAAAGATGCCTTACTATTAACAATTCAAAACGCAAAAGAACGAGGTGAAAAAATAAAAAAATCATTGGATCAAAGTTTTAGTAGAAATAAAAATTTTTTTAAGGAAAAATCTCATCAATGTATTGAATTTTGGTTAAAAAGAGGATATACAGAAGAGGAGGCAAAGAAAAAAGTCGAAGATATTTTTAATGATATACATCAAAAAACTTGGAATAAAAGAAGGAATAATCCAGAATTATATCAAGATATAAATACAACTCAAATAGGATATTGGACTAAAAAAGGTCTTTCCGAAGATGATGCAAAAGAAAAAATAAAGGAAAGACAAAGAACTTTTACATTAAAAGGATGTATTGATAAATATGGTGAGGAAGAAGGATTAAAAATTTTTAATAATAGGCAGGATAAATGGAGTGCTAAGGTTGAAGATTTATATAAAAATGGAAAATTTACAAGATTTACTAAAGAACCATATTCTAAAAATGAAATAGAATTATTTGATTACTTATCAAATAATTTAGATATAAAAGATAAAGTTCATTATGGTGATGATCAATTTTTCAGATATTTTTCAGATTTAGGCAGAACTTTTTCTTACGATTTTGTTTTTGGTAAAAAAATAATTGAATTCAATGGAGATTATTGGCATTGTAATCCTAATTATTATAATTCAAATTATTTTCATAAGTATCTTCAAATGTTTGCTTATGAAATTTGGGATAAAGATAAGTTAAGGATAAATTCTATTAAAAAAGTTGGATTTGATGTATTAATAATATGGGAAGACGATTTTAATAGAAAAAAACAACAAATTTTACAGCAATGTATAGATTTTTTGAAAAATTAAATTAATAAAATGATATTTGATAGAAAGTTTATAGATACAATAGAATTAGATGAATGGGAAGTTGAGACTGATACTGGCTGGTCTGATATTAAAGCTATTGGTAAAACAATAGAGTATGATGAATGGTTGTTAAAAACCGATAAATTAGAACTAGTTTGTGCTGACACACATATAGTTTTTGATGAATATTTTAATGAAGTTTTCATTAAAGATTTAAAAATTGGTGATAGAATAATAACTAAAAATGGAATAGAATCAGTTCAAATATGTTATAATACTAACATAAAGTCTAATATGTATGATTTACAATTAGACGATATAAATCATAGATTTTATACTAATGATATATTAAGTCATAATAGTATGTGGTTGCATAATATTGCAACTAATGCTGCAAATGCGGGTGCTAATGTTTTAGTAATAACATTAGAAATGGCAACAAGAAAGGTTATGAAAAGATTGGGTTCAATGCGTCTTAAGATTAATTCAGATGAATATGATGAAAAATCTAAAGACGCAGTTTTTATGAAGCAAAGATTAAATAATCTTAAATCTCAGTCTAGTGTTGGAAATTTATTTGATTCTCAACCTGGTAAAATTTTTGTTAAGAAATACAATACTAGTGATTGTACTGTTACTGATATAGATAATTATGTTAAAAAATTTGAGGAAGTTAAAAGGATTAAAGTAGGAATGATTATTGTAGATTATATAAACATTATGGCAATTGAAAAAGGCTTTGATATTACTAATATGCTTTATTTAAAAGGAAAACATTTAGCAGAAGGTTTAAGAAAAATTGCAGATAAATATGAATGTGCAGTAGTAACTGCAACACAAACAGACAAAGCAGTTTGGGGTGCATCCGATATTAAACTTGGTGACATACCTGAAAGTAAAGCTATTGCTGATACAGCTGACTCTGTGTGGGGTATTATTAGAAATCCAGAAATGAAAAAGAATAACATATATAGATTAAAAATTTTAAAACTTAGAGATGGTGAACATCACGAAGAGCAAGTTAGATTTGATTTTAATACTAAATTTTTAACTATGGAAAATGATCAATTAGTTGGAACTAAATAATATCTAAAAATTAACTTATTTAATTAATGAAGAAAAAGGATGTAGATGAAATAGAAGATAATTTAGATAATGATTTGGAAGATGAGTTAAATGATATTGATGAAGTTATTATAGAAGATGAATATGTAGATGAATCTTCAGATGAATCTTCAGATGAAATAGATATAGCTGAGATAGATGAAGAAATAGAAGGTGAGGATGAAGAAGATGAAGATGATGATGATGATATCATGTTTAAGTTTAATACCAACAATCATAAACTTGAAGGTAAACATTCTCTTGCAAGAGATACTATTTTTAAAGGAAAATTAGAGGATAATGCAGAAGAATCAGAACATCTAATACATCAGGATGACTTTAATATAAGTGACGGACTACCTATAGAGATGGGAACCACTTATGAATTTGAAAGTAAATATCACGAAGAATATGTAAATAGATTGAATCTTCAAAAGGATGTTTATGATTTACTAAATGATAAGACTGATTTAGATTTTTCTTCTAATAGAAGAAAACCGAACAGGCAGGCATTTAATGACTATTATAAAATGCTGCTAGATCATATCGGTAAAGATTATACCAAATCAGAAATCTTTGTGGAACTTTCATATTATTTTACAGATAATATTTTTAATATGTTTAAACTACTTGATAAAGAATGTGCAACTCAAATAATAGTAGAGTTAAAGCAGAGTGGTTATTTAACTAATTTGAATAATATAAATTTTATATAGAAAAAATAATTAAAAACGGTATGAATTATAAAAGAGACGATGTATATGAAGCAACGTTGAAATATTTTAAGGGTGATACTTTGGCAGCTGATGTTTGGGTAAATAAGTATGCTCTTAAGGAAACAGTGAATGGTGAAACTGTTTATCACGAATTAACACCAGATGATATGCATAGAAGAATTGCAAAAGAACTGAATAGAATTGAAAATAAATATGAAAATCCGCTTTCAGAAGATTTGATTTTTGATCTAATAAAAAACTTTGAATATATCATTCCTCAGGGTTCACCAATGTCAGGTATTGGTAATGATAAGCAAGTTGTATCTCTATCAAATTGTTTTGTTATTGGTAATCATCCATCTGATTCGTATGGTTCTATTATGCAAATTGATGAAGAACAAATACAATTAATGAAACGTAGAGGTGGTGTTGGACATGATCTTTCACATATTAGACCTGCAGGTACACCAGTTAAAAATTCAGCATTAACATCAACTGGCTTAGTTCCTTTTATGACAAGATACTCTAACTCTACCAATGAAGTTGCACAAGGCGGACGAAGAGGTGCACTAATGCTAACTTGTTCTATTAAACATCCGGATTCAGAACATTTTATTGATGCAAAATTGGAACAAGGTAAAGTTACTGGTGCAAATATTTCAGTTAAAGTAACTGATGAATTTATGAAAGCTGCAATGAGCACCAAAGTATTTACTCAGCAATTTCCAATTGATTCTGATAATCCTTTGTTTAAAAAAGATATCGATGCACAAAAATTATGGAAAAAGATTATTCACAATGCTTGGAAATCCGCTGAACCAGGCGTGCTATTTTGGGATACTTTGATTAATGAATCTGTACCTGATTGTTATCGGGAAGAAGGTTTTGAAACTGTATCAACAAATCCTTGTGGTGAATTGCCATTATGTCCATATGATTCTTGTAGATTATTAGCTATTAATTTATATAGTTATGTAGTTAACCCATTTACAGATAAATCTTATTTTGATTGGAAAAAATTTAAACAGCATGTGATATATGCTGAAAGATTTATGGATGATATAGTTGATTTGGAGTCTGAAAAAATTCAAATGATATTATCTAAAATTGAGTCTGATCCAGAGCCAGAAAATATTAAACGAGTAGAGAGAGAAACATGGAGTAAAATAATGGAAATGACATTAAAAGGTCGTAGAACTGGTTTAGGTGTAACATCAGAGGGTGATATGTTAGCTGCACTAGGTTTAAGATATGGAACACCTGAAGCAACTGATTTTTCAACTGAAGTTCATAAAAATTTAGCTATTAGTGCATATAAATCATCAGCAATTATGGCTAAAGAAAGAGGAACATTTTCAGTTTATAATTATGAAAAAGAACTAAATAATCCATTTATTCAAAGATTAAAAGAAGCAGATCCTGAATTAGACAGAATGCTTAAAGAATGTGGTAGAAGAAATATTGCATTGCTAACTATTGCGCCAACAGGCTCAGTTTCTATTCTAACTCAGACAACTTCTGGTATTGAGCCGGCATATCTTGTTTCATATAAAAGAAGAAGAAAAATCAATCCAACCGATAAATCAGGTAGAATTGATTTTATAGATGCTGAAGGTGTGAAGTGGGAAGAATATAATGTCTTTCATCATAAATTTGAGACCTGGTTGAAAGTTAATGGTTATAATGTGAATGAAGTTAAAAATATGAAGGATTCTGAGTTAAAACCAGTCATTGAAAAATCACCATATTATAAAGCTACATCAAACGATGTTGATTGGGTTGAAAAAGTTAGAATGCAAGGTATGATTCAAAAATTCGTTGATCATTCAATTTCAGTAACTGTTAATTTACCAAATAATGTAACCGAAGAAATTGTATCTAAAGTTTATGAAACTGGTTGGTCGAGTGGATGTAAAGGTTTAACAATTTATCGTGACGGATCTCGCCAAGGTGTTATTATGTCAAATGAAGGTACTACTCAGAATGTTGTTAAAGAGCCTGAAGAAAATAATGCAAAACCAAGACCTAAGCGTCTTGAATGTGAGGTTGTTAGATTTACTAATAATAAAGAAAAGTGGGTTGGTTTCTTAGGATTAATGACTGATGATAAAGGTGAGAAATATCCATACGAACTTTTTACAGGTTTATTGGATGAATTTTACGTTCCACCAAGTGTAGAAAAAGGCGAAATTGTTAAATTTAAAGAGGGTGGTGAGAAAAGCAGATATGACTTTGTTTATAAGGATAAAGATGGTTATCATGTAACAATGGAAGGCTTAAATAGAGCTTTTGATAGAGAATTTTGGAATGTTAGTAAATTTTTATCTGCATTTTTGAGACATAGAATACATTTACCTAGTGTTATTAATCTTATAGATAGTCTCCAATTAAGTTCAGATGTTGCTGCGTTTGGAACCTGGAAAAGTGGGGTAAAAAGAATTATTAAGAAGTATATTAACTCAACAGTTGCCGGTGAATCGTGTCCTGAGTGTGGTTCTACAGATTTAAAATATGAAGCTGGCTGCAAAACTTGCAACAACTGTGGATGGAGTAAATGTTCTGATTAATTTTAAAATAATCCACATATTTTACATTTTTGACAACCAATATTTTACAAGGTGGTGAAAATGTTATAAATATAAAGATGTGCTGTTGAAAGAGCAGGTAAAAAATATTTATTGATTCTTGATAAAGATTATTCTGATTTTGAAAAAATTATGAATTTAATATGACACAATTTGTTACTAGATTTAGAGATGATCACGTTTATTTAGAAATCGTAGGTGATGTAGATGATACAAATGAATATTTTGTTGAATTTATAGACGAAAATTCTGGAACGATTGAATATTCCACCATAATTAAAGTTAATTATTGGTCAAAAATTAATACTAATGAAGATAAAAATATAACAATTAGAATAACATCTAATGATACAGTTATATTTGAGAGAAATCAAAATTACAAATATAATAGAGTCTATATTTTGATAGGTTCAACATCTCTCGGAGATAGCATTGCATGGATTCCTTGTGTTGAAGAATATAGAAAATTACATAATAATGTTAAAGTTGTATTATTTACATATCATAATTATCTATTTAACAAAGCATATCCTGATATTGAATTTACTAATGTATCTAATCCTGATTATATCAACGATGTAGACAAGAAATTTAGGATTGATTATGGACCTGAACTTTATAGAGTTAATAATATTCTGGCTCCTGAGCTTTGGAAAGTGGCTAATCAAAAGTATGATAATGTTATCAAATATTTTGATTATAGAACTTGTTCATTGCAATCTATAGGCAATATGATATTAGGTTTACCTAATATTGAAATTATACCTAAGGTAAATATACCTGATGATAATGGTCCTAAGATAAAAGGTAAGTATGTTGTTGTTGCAATTCAATCTACATCTCAACTAAAATATTGGAATAATCCTTTTGGCTGGGAGAGGTTGTTTGATTTTTTAGGTAGAAATGGTTATAAGGTTGTTATTATTGATAAATATAAGAATTTCGGTGTAACTGGATATTTTAATCAAGCACCTAAAAGTAAATATGTGATAGATAAAACTGGAGATTATCCACTAAGCGATAGAATAACAGATATTAAATATGCTGAAATGATGATTACAATTAGTTCTGGTTTGGCTTGGCTATCCTGGGCTGTTGGAACTTCTGTGGTTATGATAAGTGGATTCACCAAACCATCAAATGAGTTCCAGAGTAATATTATTAGAATTCATAATCCAAATGTTTGTAATGGATGTTGGAATGACACATCTATAACTTTTGATGCAGTAGATTGGTTATTTTGTCCTAGGAAGCAAGATTTTATTTGCTCTAAAGCTATATTACCTAAAGATGTGATAGATGCTGTTAAGAGATTTATGAAAAAAGAGAGCTAAATGGCTCTCTTTTCTATTTTATTGAGTTTATCTATTCTGGTTTCTCTTAGATATCTTGGACGATCTACCTCTATTAGTATTTTATTTCTATTTTGAATATCTTTTGTGATCTGAATTTTATATTTTTTAATAGATTTACGAGAAAAAAATAATCCCCAAGACCAAATAATGAAACAAAGATTCCATGAAATAAAATTAATAAGATTAATTGTATCTGATAGATCTTTGTTTATGATAATCATTTTAATTATTAAAAATAAATAAAGCAGAGAAAATATTATAGAACAAATGAAATAAAGTTTCATTCTTTTTAACGCTTTTTTTGATCTTTTTATAGAATATTCATAATATTCTAATATTTCACTATTAAGTTTATTCATATTTTTTGTTTTATAAGAGTAAAAAGTAAAGCCACCTTTAAGGTGGCTTTACTTTTTCTTTGTTAATGATTATTTTTCATCATCATCAACATGCTTCATTATGGCATCACGGAATTTATTGAATCTCTTATCAGCCAAGAATTTTTCAGCTGCTTTGTTGTCTTTAGTATCCTCGGAGAGTGTATATTCAACATCAAGAACGTGAAGCAGGTAACCTACAATTTCATCATCAGAGATAGTCTGAAGGAACCTGACAAGGTTTTCCTGCTCTTTTGGTTTCAACTGAGAGATCTTCCTTTCTTTCATGTTAGTAAGAAGTTCGGATTTCTTATCACGGTTGAAGTTTTTAATATCATCTTCAATTTCATCAAACCTGTTAAGAACATCATCAAGAGTGATTTTGAGAGTATCTTCACAGTATCGGATAAATCGAGCGTTAGATGCACCAACATAACCATGTCCGATTTCTTTAATATCGTTGATCCAGACACGAATATTCGGAAATTTCTTAATCATAATCGGAGCTTTGGTATTTTCATCAAGAATATCATTTCCCCTCGGGTCTTTTTTAGTTACCCATTCGCCATAGTTTTCAAAGATATAATCTGAGAGAAAAGTCCAGGAACGAGGTGTTGCATAGGCTTTATTCCTCTGATTTCTTTCATCTGGTTTTTTGTAATAGTGTTCAGTGTGTGTTTTCAAAAACTGAACAATTACCGGACAAACATTTTCATTGGCATACTGCTCAACCCATTCTGGATAAGGCAAAGTATGTTCAATGTGGATCAGACGGTTGTTAAGAGCCTGGTCAAATTCTTCAACATCAGTACCATCTTCTTCACCAAGGTTACCTGATGCACACATCATTACATTTGAATTAAATTTGAAGAAAGCACCGATTTCACGTTCAAGAAGCATCTGAAGTGCAGCGTTACGAACAGCAAGAGTGGAACGGTTCAATTCCTCAAAGTGAATAATTGACGGTTTTTCATTTGCAATATAAGCCCATTTTGGTGCAACGTGAGCAAGCATTTTCTGCTTAACAATATTACCTTCACTATTAGTGATGTCGCACTCATCAACAGCAGGAAATAGACCCACATCAGTTTCATCCACCATTGAAAGTCGAATATCAAAATACTGAAACCCCATCTTATTTGCGATAGATCTCATAATTGCGGATTTAGCATATCCAGGAGCAGATTGAATGTAGAGAACACCACTTTTAGCATTCATCATCTTAAAATACCTTTTTTCTCTGTCGGAGAGAGATTCAAAACCTTTCGGGAACTTGTTCGCACCTTCGAAAGAAATACCTTTACCGATTTTGTTTTTAACTGCCATAATGAATTATTATTTATGTTTCTTAATTAGATTACAAATATACGGTTTTATTTTTTATCACCAAAACAAATTATATATTTTTTTTATTTTTTTATGATTTTTCGAGCCTCATTATTGTTCACGATAATGAAATATAATCCTGATGAAATGTTCATGTTCATTTTATATTCTTTAGTTAGTTCATCTTTAAATGTTTTATAAACCAGGAGTTTACCAGTCGCATCAAAAATTTTAATATTTTCAATTGGATGCCCACTACTAATATTTAGCACACTCGTAACTGGATTTGGATAAAGATTGAGTGAATTTTCTGCGATGTTATTCTCAATTCCTGTAAATGTTGATCTAATTGGTATTTGAGATATACCAATTACTTTTCTATTTGAATCCTCAATAATTATTGTTAATTCACTATTATCAAGTGTCCAGTTACTTTTAAATGCGATAGAATATTTGATTTCAGTGCCATTATATAGTGTGTCATACATAATTTGTCGCATTACATGCATATATTTCGTACCTGGAAAATTTTCCGTTACCATAGCAACAATATGCATCTCACCTGTATATATACCCGATAAATTAACATAAGTAGTAAAAACATTAAGAGGTGGATTCATATATGCAAACCTTTCTATTTTGCTTTTTACTGATGGTGTTATACAAAAACGAGTAGAAATAGAATCTATTTCTTTCCATTTATCTAAACTCAATAGATCATTATCACTGAGTTTGTATCCTTTAATAAATACACTAGGAATAACATTTGCACCGAGTTGAGTCATACGTTTACTAACATCTGGATTTTTCAAAGTATCAGAACTCCAAAAATGATTCATGACATAAGCCATATTTAGGCTTGCACATAAAGTCTTAAGACTATCATATTCCTGTGTGAATTTATTTACAAAGAACTCACCGAAACTTTGCTGAGCGAATGCTGATGTAATTGTCAAAAAAGCAATTACTGTTAAAAATACTTTTTTCATGTTATTTATATTAAATTATTTAATTGTTATCATTATTATCATTATCATTTTCTATATCATCATCTTCATTCTCTGAAGAAATTTTATCAATATATTCTTTTTCTTTTCTTTCTCTTTCTGCTTTAAATATCGGAACCAAATAGTCAATTACATAATTAAATCTATCAGTGCTATTTTTGAATTCCCATTCTGAAACATCAGATAAATCAACATCATAGAGATTTGCTAAAAATTCATAATCTGGCATACAGTTTGGTGTTTCATTCTTTTCGATTTTAATTACGTTTTCAGTAATCAAAACAGTTTTATCAAATCTTAGAATTGCAGTATATGAATGTTCGTTATTATCTGTTAAAAAAACATCTAATTTATCATTGTCAAGTGAAATAGGCTCAACTCTACACACAAAAGGATTATCATTAACTTTAATCCAAGTATTTGGATCTATCAAATTCGAGATAATTCTTTCCAATACTTCTTCCAAATTAAAATCTCTCTTCTCATATTCAACAACACTTTCTAAATTATCTTTTAATAATTTAAATAGATTATTTTCATATTCTAAAAGAGCTTCTTCCCTTTTTTTCTTTTTACTATTCATTTGTTCAATCAATTCTCCCCATAACTCTTTCTGATGCTCTTCATGTTCTTTTTGTTTAGCATCCTCATAAGCTTCAGGATCTTTTTTATAAAGAAGAGAATCCTTTATCTCCAAAATACGATATTCATCTTTAATTTCTTCGATAAAAGAAGAAAAATCAGTATCTTCTGTCAATTTGTCATTAAGTTGATACTTGAGTTTTTCTGTATTCTCTTCTTCTGTAAAAAAGATACATGGTGCAAATTTTTCAATTTTTACATCACAACCCTTAATAAGATTTTCAGCAATCAGTGTAGGATAGAATTCATAAAGTTCCCTATCTAATTTAGAACCGTTCTTAATAAGATAGATTAAGTGTCCATTAGGTTCTTCTGTTTTAATAAGATGATAATTATATTTTACATCTTCTGTAAAAAGGTTCATTAGATTTTTTTTCTTGTTCATAATTTAATATTAATTATTATTCGTTAGCATGATATAAAATCATAGCACCAGATTCTAAAATTAGAGGTTCTTTATTTAAACAGATATAACTTCAGTATAATGAAGATTCTCTAATTCTTTTCTCGCATCTTCTAGTGTTTCTGATAATGAAAGCAAAATTTCATATTCTGTTGTCCAGATATATAATTTTTTCATATTCTTATTTTTTACAAATATAATCATTTCTTTTTAATAAAAAAATTTTGGAAAGATTAAAAAAGATAAAAAAAGATAAAAAAAGATAAAAATGACTTTTAAATATTTATATATAACATAATGAGAAATTTAAAAAATATAAAAATAGATGAGAATTTGCATATAGAATTAAAGAAATATGCAAAGGAAAATTCACTTAAGTTGAATGAATGGATTGAGAAACTTATTAAAATGGAATTTGAAAAAATAAAGAATAAAGAATGATAATAGATGAATATGTTTTTGTTAAGCCAAACAATCATAGTATAATGCATTATATAAATAAAGGTTATGATGCAAAGTGTAGAAAAGAATTATTAATTAAAGTAGATGATTTGACACCTTCATCTAGAGTGAAAGTTAATTGCAAATGTGAGAAATGTGGAAATATTAAAAGTATAAGATATCAAGATTATTATAAATGTTTAAAATTGAATAATATATATTTATGTAGTAATTGCAAATTCGAAAAAACAAAAATTACAAATAATGAACGATATGGAAAAGATGATTCTTTTAATATGGAAAAAACGATTAGGACTATGAATATTAAATATGGTTGTAATTATTCTTTACAAAATAAAGAAATAAAAAATAAAAAAGAAAATACTTGTGTAGAAAGATATGGTTATAAAAATGCTTCTGAAAATTACGATATTAAAAATAAAGTAAAACAAACTAATATTAGAATATTTTTAGATATGGATAAGAAACAGTCTATTTTAAATAAAAGAAAAGAAACATGTATAGAGAAATATGGTGTTGATAATTATAGTAAGACTGAAGAATATAAATTAAAATCAGAAAGTACTTGTATGAAAAAATATGGTTATAAACATAATGGATCTGTACCAGAATTAATAAAAAAAAGATTAGAATCTAGAAATATAATTAATTCACAAGAACGAAGTTTATTTTTTTTGTATAAGAAAGATGTGAATAAAATTAGTAGAAGGTTCAGTAAAAAATTACTTGAAGAATGGAATGGTTATGATTATTATGATGGAGAATTAATAATAAATAATTTTTTATTAAAGAAAAATTCAAGATTATATCCATCAATCGATCATAAGATTCCTATTTATTACGGATTTGTTAATAACATCAAACCAGAGATTATTGGTGAAATAGATAATTTATGTATTACAAAAAAATATATAAATTCTAGAAAAAAGAATATGATATATGAGCCAAAATTATTAATTAAAATCAAATTGAAAATAGTTGATGATATAATTAAATAAAAAAGCCAGTTTTTAACTGGCTTTTTTATTTAATCTTGCTTATCTATGTCTGTAATTTGTTTAACACGACCATTATCGTGATCTATCGGACATTTACTTGCGGTGGACAAAATCAAGGTTTTTGTTTTGATCTTACTGAAATTTAAAGAATCTGTATAGCCATCAGTAAGAATCACCGTGTTATACATATAGATTTTATTTTTCTTTTCCGCAATAAAATCAAGTCCTGGCATTAGGGAAGTCCCGCCCAATCCCCTGATCCTCATCTTTTCAAGCTCTTTTTTTTCTTTAATTTTAAGAACCTGCTGAATTTGAGCATCACACTGAATAAGATTAATCTGAATGTCATTCTGGAAGATATAAGAGAGAACTTTTTCAAAACTTCCCCCCATACTTCCACTAGTATCTAGAAGAACGTTAATTTCATTCTTATATTTTTTGTGACCTTTAAGACCAGAAATACCTCTACGGTTAGGACGAACGATGGTTTTTTCTTTCTTGGAGCCAAAGATATGATTACTCATAGTTCTTTTAATTTCTTTTAAGTAATCTTTTTTGGTTTTACGAAGTTTATTAAGAATAGATTCAACATCACCAGAGTTTAAACCTCTATTTTTCAATTTAGTCATTGCATTCTCAACAATTTCTCTTTTTAATTCCTGAGGAATTTCATCACCAAGATGTGCATCAAGAGTATTCTGTTCTTCACGTTCTTCACCTTCAAAAATGGTTTCTAACGAATAGCATTCGGCATCATTTTTACCATATTTACCATATCTATCATTACCTGAAGTATCTTTCTGACCCTGACGAGATTTATTATTATGATTTTCGTGACCGCAATTTGGACATTTATTACTCTGGCTATTATCACCACTTTCACCGCCACTTCCATCATTACCATTTTCATTATTTTCGTTAGATTTTTCTTTTCCTTTTCCTTTTCCTTTCTGATCTTTCTGATCTTTCTGTTCTTTACCCTCTCCCTCTCCATTTTCATCACCTGATTTATCTCCAGACTGATCACCTGGCTGATTCATTGGTGAACCACATTTTGGACATTTGTTCGATTCGTTGCGCATTTTCTGAATAGCTTCTTTATTTTTTTCCTGCCATTCACGTTTCTTATTAACATACCATTCATATAAATCTTCAAAGATTGCTTCACCTTTGTATTCTTTAGGAATAAATAAGGCACTGTTTCTTTTAAATTCATCTTTAGGAATACTAAGAAATGGCTTAGAACCCTGACCTAATCCCTGCTGCTTCATAATTTCATCATAAATAATTTGATTGATAATCATGTCTTGAACAATATTAGCAGAGCGTGCATCATAACCAACACTTCTTTTAACATGATCAAATAGAAGATGAAATTCCTCGTGAATTAAGAGGAAATTAATCTCAGATTGAGGTAATTTGTCAATAAATTTACGATCCCAATAGAAATTCATACCTTTTGATGTAACATTAACACCAGCAGTTGGAATATACGGATTATTTTTTGATTCGTAAAAATTGATGAACAAAGCAAATTCACCATAATAAGGTAAATTACCAGTCGCCATCATTGCTACTACGGCTTCTGTGAGCTTTTCGTGCATCTGTCCAGGAATCACATGTTTATAGAAATCAACCATCTTGTTATAATTTTATTTGATTTGAGTACAAATATACGATTAATAATTAAAATAAAAAAATATTTTCAATATTTTTTATGCTGTTTGAATAAGTTTTTTCTTTGACCAATATAACGTAATTAGATAACCACCAATCAATCCACCCAAATGTCCAAAGTGTCCGATTCCAAATCCTAATACTGGATCTATCAGAGATAGTATACCAAATATGAGTGAGAATAATGCAAATCCATAAACCAGACTCTTAACTTTTACAGGTAATACAAAGAAAAGATATACTTTTGTTTCGGGTGAAATAAAAACAAAAGTGGATAATAGTCCACATAATGCTCCGGATGCACCAATAGCAGCACCAGTTCCAAATAACATCCAAAGAATACCAGATACTAATCCACTTACAAAGTAAATAAATAGAAACTTTCTAGTTCCAATAATTTGTTCAAGTGGGTTTCCAAATGACCATAGCATTATCATATTAAATAGTATATGAATAATACCGGCATGAAGGAACATTGATGTTAGTGGCTGATAGAAGGCAAAGTTTTCATCTGAGATATTGTAACTAGCAAAGTTAGTTACAATTGAAGGTACTATATAGCTTATAATAAATATAAGAATATTAGAGAGAATTAAAAATCTAACTGTGTTGGTAGAATTACCAATAGAAGTAACTTTATAAATATCTTCTTTTCTCTTCTGTTTTTTCTTCTGTTTTTCTCTATATTCTTGAAAGTCTGTAGTATTAAAAATATTTTTTATTTCATCTTTTTTTGACGAAAAATCATAATTTTTATTTTTCATTTTATTATTTTTTAATGTGAATACAAAGATAACGTTAATTTCTCATTTGAGAAAATTAAATATCATTTCTATCAATTATAGTTTTTGCCGAAAATTTATGCATTTTACTTAATTCTACATGACGCTTTATATACTTCCACTCTTTATTAAGATCTTTTTTACTGCTTTCTTCAAGTTGCTTATCCAAGAGAAGTTCTATAAAAAAATTTACATTTATAAGATTTTTAAAATGAAGCAAGATAGCATATAAATACCATCTTTGTCTCCATAATTTAACATACCATTTTGAACTTTCGTAAGAGATCATATTTCATCTTCGTTACCGTTATGATCTATTTCTTGAAATTTCTTCATTACTTTTTTCTTAATGATATTCCTACCTTTTTTTATCTGAGATTTAATGGTAGAAAGATTTATATTTAGCTCTTCTGAAATTTCTTTATAGGCCATACCTTCTATTTCTCTCATAATAAGAACTTTCTTATATTTAGAGTCTTTTTCTGATAAATTATAAATGGTTTCTTTTATAAGATTTGCTTTTTTTACAAAAATATTATATTCATCATTATTTCTTTTACCATCATCGTATGGTATCAAGTTAGATAACTTGAAATTCTCTGCCATCTCTTTATCCAATGAGTTGGTTGGTATTCTTTCACTATCTTTATGTGCCTTTTTCACAATGTTTTCTGCGATCTTATATATCCAAGTGTTAACCTGTGCACCACCTTCTTCGGGTCTTTTGTATGTGTTAATATTTAACAGGGCTTGGATGAAAGCATCTTCAACATGATCTTCAGCAATTTTCGTATCTTTAGTATATCTAGCAATATGCCACATTAATTTTGGTTTGTTATTTTTGTAAAAGTTTTGGAAATTCTGACCGGTGCGTTCTTCGAACCTAAGTTCGAGTTCATTGATTTTATCGTTTTTCTTCATACTTGTTATTTGAACTTATATATAGTAAATCTATAACATTTTGTTTATTATTTTTAATTCAAAAAGTTTAAGATTTTTATTTTTTTTTTTAATGCTTAATACAAAGTTAATGCCCATTTTTTTATTCTCCAAATTATTTAAAAGAAAAAAAGTACTAATTCTAAAATTAGTACTTTTTCTGAGAATTTAGTATCATAAACTATCAATAGCTTCTATTACCCTTCTTGATTCTCTTGCGATAATAGAAGTGTCCGAATCTTTGAACAGTTCAATATAAGCGCTATAAATAGTTTTGGCATTAATTTCAAAATCATCAATTCTATCGATATTTGATGCTGTCATATTCATGAGAGTACTGTAGTTCTTTTTGAAACCATATTCATAATAAAGTTTTTTACCGAGTGCACGAAGTTTAAGTTCCATAGATTTAATTACCTTACCATCTTTATCAAAAAGAAGTGATTTGGCAAAATCAATAATAGAGAAATTTTTATTTTTCAAATCTTCAATAGTTTTAATATGAAAATCAATATCCATATTGAAATTGATGAGATTATCAGAAAAAGCCTTAATTTTATCAGGAAGAGATGCTTTATAATGTTTGTTACTGAAATTGGTGAGAATGGTATAGAACAGAGGTCTTTCACCTTTATTACATCTGATCAAGCCAACATTCATTGAAAGAGCTTTGGATTTGTCAGTTGAATTAACGATACTAATCATTTTTTCATACCTTTCGTTATCGATATATAATTCATCACCAACAAGCCTAATTTCCTGTACACCACTAGCAGCCTTGAGTGCATATTTTTCAGGATTGAAATAATTCAGAATTTCAGAAACAATAGTTTTTGAAAAATTTGTAAAATCAAAATTATAATAAATTTTAGATACTTCAACTCTGCAAATTTCACGACCATCATAACTAGTTATTAACCAACCGTCTTCAATTTTGTTGGAAAATTTATCAAGATCTTCGTTAATTTTAACTGAATCAAAAACTTTAGTGATTGCTACTGACCTGTTGTAGAAGTAATTTTTTCTCATAGTTTTATTTTTTATCATTTTGATAACACAAAGATAACGTTATTTTTTTATCTGGCAAAATTTAAATGGTATATCTTGCATGTTTTTTTAACTTTTTTTTTAAAAATAGAATTAATATATAATAGAAGTAAAAAGAAGCCAGCTAAAAATTGATTTTTTTTACAAAAATATTTTAATATATACATAAAAAATAATTTTTAAATTATGCCAATTAAAGACAAAGATTTCGGAAAATACAAAAGGCCAGGTGTTTTCATTAATGAGATTGATGACAGTATTATAGAACTTCCAGTACAGGATGTTCTTATTAATCTTGTCCCAGGGTTTTCTAAAAAAGGACCTTTTAACGCACCAATTTATGTAACAAATCCAACTGATTTTACTGCTATTTTTGGTGACGATGATAGACGATTAGAAAACAAAGGATCATTTTTTCACAAAACAGTAAAACAAATGTTGAAAAGTGGACCAGTTTGGGCACTTAATCTCCTAGCAACCAATCCAAATAGAGATAAGGTTGAATGGCAAACTATTTCAGTTTCTTCTCAGTATCAGAATAGTGATGTTAAAAGCTCAGCTTACGAATCATTTTTCAATAGACAAGATTTCTGGGAAAGAGATCCAGATGCTTTTATGAATGTTGTAAAAGCTAATAACTATGGTGTTCAAGATAATCAAAGACTTTTACATATTACTAACATGGGTGATAAAGATATCACTGTTTTTATGTATAAGTCAGATATAACTGGTTTTGACGTAACCGCAGAAGAATGGTACGGTGATAGAACAAAAGTTCCAGCGTATATCGATTATAGAGAATGGATTTCAGATTATATGGTAACTGTGTTAGTGTTGGCTGGTGATTGGTCAGATTATAGAACCTTATCAAATGATACTACTTATGGTAACTATTTCAATAGAAATGGTTTAATTAAAACTGAGGTTGATAATTTTATCAATGAGAGAACCGTAACCGTTCTTGCTAAATACGATTGTTCATTAATACCTTATTTCAAAGATTTGAACGATAGAGACATGTACATTAAAAATATCGTAAATAATAATACCGATAAAACTGGTTTATTCTGTACCTATAATGAAGACTCATTATTAGAAGCAGATTTCAAACTTGGTAACCTTGATATTATTGGTGATGTTTTAGTTGGACAAGATATTAGTAGTATTAAATTTATGTCTTACGAAACTACACTTAAAGAAGAGTTAACATACTCACAAAAATATCTAGATTCAAGCAATAATGTTATTACTAACGATATTAATAGCTATAATCAAGATTATTTAAATAGTGGTGTTAATGATAGATCTGGTGTATTCACTAATGGACATACATTTGATATATATTTTAATTCTGGCTCAACCGTAACTGGAACGACAACTTGTACAATTGAATTCGCAGACGGTGGAACTGATACTTATTATGTTATTAATGGTTCCGTTGTTAGTGGATTTACTACCACTTCAATTGAATTAAGTAGTGTAACATATACCGTTGGATCAAGATATGATGTTTTATATCTTACTAACGATAATTCTGTTAACATACTCTACGGTACATCTTCTAATCTATATACTGGTGCAGTTAAACCAGATTACAATTATAGTTTAGCAAGTACTATTATATTAGGTTATGTACATCATCTTAAATCAGGTACAACCTATACTCTTGATTATTACCCAGTAACTGTTAATTCAACAGCAGGTTCAGCTTCATATGTAGCACTTGGTAAAACTACAGGTTACCAAACCACTATAACAGATAGTTATGATACATTAGGAACCTATATGCTTATTGAGTTTCTTGGTACATCAGGACAAACAGGTGTATATAACGATTATGAATATCTCAGACTAATGCAAGGTTTTACTGAAATTTATGATAATATCTCAACTCAGAGTGTTATGATTAAAACAACTGGTGGTACTTTTGATACTGGTGATAAGGTTCCAGTTGTTTCGGTAATTCCAATTGAGGCAACCACAACATCAAACTCAAAAATTAAAATTTATTGTGATACTCCATCTTCATGCTATTCAGGAACCTCATTCTTACTTTACTATGTTGATAATGAGTTCTTATTACATGATAGTGTTATAAATACAGATACATTATTAACCAGATATGATGTTTTAGGTACAACTACTAAAAATGGTATCGTTGCAACTTATTCACAATTATATCAAGATTATTATAATGGTGTAATTAATAACTTGGATTATTTCTATGTAAATAACAATAGCGGAACTACTAATAAGGTATACTTAAAAATGTATCTTGATCAAAACAATCTTCTTACTGTTAACTTCTTATCAGCTTTAGATCCAGATGTTGCTTATGAAGTTATCCAGTCAGATTGGTCAGATGTAACCAAATATGATTACGATTTAATCTTACATTCAAATAAATCAAACTGGCAACAATCAGTAGAAATTGAAGAATGGTATGGTGATGATCTTACAACTTGTCAACAAATTAAAGTTGATAAAAATAGATACTCAGAAGTTACTAAGGGTAGTTTCTTAGCTGCTTATTATGATGAATCATATTGGGCTGCACCTAGTGGACCAGGTTATCTTGAAGGATCAGTTCCAAGAAAATTCACTAGAGTAATCAAAGTACAAAACGATCCAACCGATGTTAACGCTAAGATCCTTTATGCTGATGCTCCAATTAGAATTGTTGATTATAATATCGTAACTGGTACAACTGAAGTAGAT